GGGTGTTCATGTTCCTAATAATGAACAAAGGTTAGCGCTAAGTAGAGACGGTTTGCCTAAATGTATCCCACATTCCATCCGAACGCAAGTTCGAGAGGGTAATGTTAAGATTATTCAGGCTTTACTTTCTTTACTTACCGTTTATAGAGTAATACCCATCAAAGGTAAACTAAAGTTATCTACAATCGTTAATCCTTTCAGTGGTCTTTCAACCACTTTACAGGTGATACGGTTGCGAGGTGTCTTTAATTTATTCCCTAAGGTTATCTTTCGAAAACCTAAGGGGCTTGATGATTTATTACCACTAAGAACGGCCGGCCCAAATGGTAAACCTTCAATCATGTCTGCTCCGTTAGATGCGAAAGCACTAACGGCGGCAAATGCCTCAAATTTACTCTACAGCTTACAATCCTTGTCTCTTTACTTTGATTCCGGTTTACACCGGCTTCTAAATAAAGAAATAGGTCTTGTGAGATCCTGGCCTTTAACTAAATCTGATCTTAAGATCGGAAAATTAGCTTTTAAGCCGGAGCCTGCTGGGAAAGTTCGGGTATTTGCTATGCTAGACGTGTGATCTCAGAGTATACTTGAGCCGATCCACAAACATATGTTCGATATCTTAAGGGATATACCGAATGATGGATGTTGAGATCAGCAAAAGCCCTTAAAGAGGTTAATGGCTAAAGGATTAAATGATTTATATTCATTTGATCTTTCAGCAGCTACCGATCGATTGCCTATTGACCTTCAGAAACAAGTGTTATCCTTGATTTATAACCAAGAAATAGCAAATGCCTGAAATGATATTTTAGTAGGAAGACCATATGCTGTTAGCTTGAGTGACTTACGCAAATATAGTAGTGATATTATATTTGATGAGTCCACTCTGGTTAATGGTAAATACTTCAAACTTAAATATTCTGTGGGACAACCGATGGGAGCATTATCCTCTTGAGGAGTCTTCTCTGTCACTCACCATTTCATCTTACAGTATTGTGCTCGACAAGCCGGTCACACGACCTGATTTGACGATTACGCATTACTCGGAGATGATATTGTCATTGGAAATAAGGAAGTTGCTGATATTTACTTTTACACTATGACCGAGGTCTTAGGCGTAGAAATAAATAAGGCAAAATCCATTATTTCAACCAATGGTTTCGCAGAGTTCGCTAAGAAATTTATTTCACCAACTGTCGATTATACTCCTGTAGGTGCTAAGAATATTGCTCAAAGTTTAAAGACTTTTGCGCATTTTCCTAGCCTTCTACGTGATTATATTTCGAA